ATAAATAATAAGTGTAAATCTATATATTTTGAATGGAGAAATTGAATGGGTCGTCTGCAACAAGCAGTTCAACAACTGAAATCTAAAAATCAACTGATACTTAATAATACTGATAGAGCTTTAGGATTACTTTTTTTATCTGAAGCTACCATGAATCCTGATGATTTTTTTAAGAGAACTAATCAAGAAGACTTTGTAAAGAAAGCAGTGACAGGTGAAATTATTGGAAAAGATGGTAAAAACTTTCCAGCAATATCTAGTCGAGATAAACTATTAATTAAATTCAAAGAACTTGATGGTGAACCAGAAAAAGGTTCACAAGAAAAAGAAGATTTTAATGCACTAATGAAATTAATTACCAATGGTAAGTCTCACACTTCAATAGAAAAAGGTGCAAATGGATTTGGTAAACCTTCGAGTGGTGAGCCGTCTGGTGAGGATTGGGAATCACTTATAGCAGTAGCAGTTAATAAAATTAATAAGTCTTCAAAATGGAATCAAGGCGCCGAGTGGGAAAGAGCTGAAAAGTTTTGGGGAGATTATGAAACTCCGTCAATGAAACTTGGTAACACATTTATTACTGCATTTAAACTAAAAAATTTAAAACAATTAGGTGCATCAACATTACCGACAAACCCAGAATGGAAAGGAACAAATAAAACACCTAAAACAGATTTAATATCTGAGAAAAATAAAATATCATTAAAAAAAGCTGGGGGTTCTCAATTAATGAGTGCTGGAACAGCTGAGGCAATATCTACATTTGAGGCTGCAATGGGTATGTACTCAATAGATAGGACTGGTAGAAGAAGTGTTAATAATATGATAAACAATATTGAAAAAAGAATGGGTAAAATGTCTACAGCAACAACTATTACTAAATTAGAAAAATTAAGAGATAGTGGTAAAAAACTTTCTAAAGCAGATAAAGATGCTATCGAGGAAATGGAGGGTTTACAATTAGACGCAGATTATTTAAATAAAAAATTAGATAGTTTATTTAAAGACCAAACATTTAAAGAATATTTTAGTTGGGAGGCCGCAACAGGTCAAATTAAATTTAAACCGTCACCTAAAGGTATATCAAACTTGTTAGTAGTATTTTCTGAGACAGGTAATATTAATAATAGTTTATTATTAGATTCACCTAAAAAAGCTGGTAAAATTATTGCAGCTCAAAATTCTTTTTATGTATCTTTTAAAACTGGTGGAAGTAAATCAAAACCATATCTTTCTCTAAGAAGTAAAAAATTCAGTTCTGAAATGGTAACAGAACAAGTAACTTTTAGAGATATCGTATTAGAAGAATTATCTAAATCTCAATATGGACAAAACTTTTTAATTGAAAGTGAATTAGAACAATTAGATGAGTTTCAAATATTTAAGAGACTTGCAACTAAAATTAAAGGTATTGCAGGAACTATTAAAAATACTGTGGTAAATATTTATAATGCAATCATGAAAAGAGTTACTCAAGCATTTAATTATATAAAAAAATTAGGTGCAAGATTGATTGAGGGTTTAATGAACTTTTTAGGTATAGAAGTAACAGATGTAAAAGTCAAGAAGGGTCGTGGAGATTTTGCATTAAGATGAGCAATCTTGTAGTAAAATATAACGGGATAATCGTAAAGAAATGACAATAGAATTTTTAACAGAAGATAAACAAGGAAAGAATTTACATCTCGAACATCTTGAAGATGAAATAATTAATTTTGGAATTAAGGGTGGGAGAGCTTCAATTGATTTTCTTCGGTCACTTCGTAATATGTTATCTGGTGCTGCTAGAAGTTCTGTTAATATGACAGTCAAGTGGGATGGTGCACCAGCAATCTTTGCTGGTATCGACCCATCCGATAATAAATTTTTTGTTGCAAAGAAATCTGTGTTTAATGTAAAACCAAAATTATATAAAACAAATGCAGATATTGATGCAGATACATCTGGGGATTTAAATACAAAATTTAAAGTTGCTCTTAAAGAATTTCCTAAGTTAGGAATCAAAGGAGTATTGCAAGGCGATTTAATGTTTACAAAAGATAGTGTTAATAACGAGACAATAGATGGTGTTAAGTATCATACTTTTCAACCGAACACGATTGTTTATGCAGTTCCAGTTGATTCTGATTTAGGAAAAACTATTAAAAGTGCTAACATAGGTATTGTATGGCATACCACTTATAATGGAAAAGAACTTCAAGATATGAAAGCATCATTTGGTGTCAATATAAATTCATTGACTAAATCTTCAAAAGTATGGATGGATGATGCAAGTTATAAAGATACATCTGGTAAATCTACATTTACTGCAAAGGAAACGAAAGCGGTTACAGCAATATTATCAAAGACAGGAAGCACATTTCAAAGGGTTAATGCATCTCTGTGGAATAAATTTTTAAAATTACAGGATAGTCTTTCTGGAAAATTTGCGAGTGTAACTGTTAAGACATATAATAATAAATTTGTGCGACAGGGAGTGCCGATAACAAACCCAGCAAAACATGCACAAGGATATTTACATCATGTGATAGACCAGTTTGACATAGAAATTAAAAAAGTAAAGACACCTGTAAAGAAAAAAGAATTTGAAACCAGAAAAGCAGAATATATTAGAGAATTTAAAAAACACATACCCAATTTAACACAGGTATTTACCATGCAAAAATATCTAGTTGAAGCAAAGATGTTGATACTCAAAAAACTAAATAGTATTAAACAATTGACTGATACCTTTGTTAGGACATCAGATGGATTTAAAGTTACTTCGCCTGAAGGATATGTGGCGATAGATAGGATAAGTGGGGGTGCAGTTAAATTGGTGGACAGAATGGAATTTAGTCATACGAATTTTACGGCAATAAAAAGTTGGGATAGATAAATGAAAATATTTAGTAACATCACATCAGATATAGAAAAATCTAAAGGTTTACATGACTTAGAAGAAAGAAAACCATTAAATATTGCACAACGAAGAAAACTTGCGATACGAATGAAACGACTTTCAAAATCTGGTGCGTTTAAAAAGAAAAGAGAATTATCACTTCGTAGAGTTGCGTCAAGCGATAAACTTTGGAAACGTGCAATGAAACGTGCAAAACTTTTACTTATTAAAAAGTTTTATGGAAACATAGATTATAAGAATTTGCCTATTTCGGCAAAGATGAAAATAGATATGCAACTTCAAACTAAAGCATCTCTCATACCAAAGATTGCAAACAAGTTAGTAAGGATAATGAGAAAACAGGAAATTGAAAGAGTTAGAAAACTAAAATTGGGTAGTGACACATAAATGATGAAAGGGTTTAAACAGGTATTAACAGAAGCAAAAGAGAAAGTAGTTTTTGCGTTTGGAAGATTTAATCCACCTACTGTTGGACATGAGAAGTTGATTAATAAAGTTGCTAGTGTTGCAGGTTCTAGTGATTATAAGATTTATCCATCTTTTACAACTCGCCCTGCAAAAGACCCATTACCACATGCACTTAAAATTGCATATATGAGAAAGATGTTTCCAAAACATGCGAGAAAGATTATTGCAGACCAAGACGCAACTACAGCAATGGCTATTGCAACTAAATTGTATGATGCAGGTTATAAAAATTTGGTAATGGTTGCTGGTTCAGATAGAGTTAAAGAATTTCAAAAATTATTAGATGATTATAATGATGTAAAAGGAAAAGCACATGGATATTATAAGTTTGCAAGTATAAAAGTTGTATCTGCAGGCGACAGAGACCCTGATGCAGAAGGTGTAACAGGAATGTCTGCTTCAAAAATGAGAGATGCAGCTGCTAGTGGAGATTTAAGTCAGTTTAAACGTGGACTTCCAAAAGGATTTAAGGGTGCAGAGAAATTATTTAAAGATGTAAGAAAGCATATGAACATTCGTGATGAAAAAAGATGGTTGGGTGAGATGAGTGATTATGAAGAATTTAGAGATGCATATCTTACAGGAAAGATATTACATATAGGAGAAATGACGAAAGTGGGTGAAATACTTAGACGTGGAACGAATTATGTAACAGTTCTTACAGAAAAGAATGGATATAAGAAAGTATGGTTAAAAACTTTACAAGAATATATGATTGAATCAGTTTTAAATGACAAATAAGATAAATATGATAAAGGATATAGGAACAAGAAAATGAAAAGTTATTATAACGATTTTTATCAAAATTTTGGACGAATCATGCATGATTTACGAGAACAACAAACACAAGATATTACCGAGTATATTGAGAATGGATTGTCTGAAGATGAAATAATGCGTATTACTGATATGGACAGACGGAGTATTCGTGATATTATATTGAAAATTAAAATAGACGAAAACCTGCAATTAAACGAAAGGTTTTGGTTTGATGTAAATATTAAAGGATGGGATTCTTTTAAGATGTATGCATCTGATGAAGATAAACTTAAAAAAGATGTTCAGAAATCATTAAAAAACCCAAAAGATTTGATATCTATTGAAAAAGTAAAAACACCTGAAAACCAGGATGAAAAGGTTGTATTAACACCAAAAGAAACACAGATTAATGAAATGCAAGCTTTTATGCAACCATTGTTTAAAATTTCCAAAACTCAAAAGGGTACTCTTGAATTTAAAGGTGGTAAACTTACTCTTGATAGTAAATCTGCACAAATTATTTTAGATATTATTGACCACGAACAAAAATGGCCTCAATACCAACTTCGTGATGCAATACAGAATCCAAAAAGATATACAACAAAAGATGTAGTTAAGTTAGTTAAACTTGCTCAAAAAGCACAGGGTGATAAGAGACCACTAACACAAATGAAGTAAGGAACGATAATGGAACAAGATATTTTAAATGAAAGGGAACGCAATTTATTGAAGAAAATCAAGAGATTGAAATCTAAACCTATAAGTCTTTCTAAATATTTAAAGACGAGATATAAAGATGTGAAAGATATAGACCCTGCTGATGTTGATGATGATGCGACAGCAAAAGATATTGCGAGTGCAGAAAAGAATATAATGATACAACTTAAAAAACAAGTGGGTTTGGGTAATTCATTTAAAGTCGAATTTAAAGATAAGAAAAAAATAAGAGTTCCAGATGCAGTTGCAAATAAAGCAATTAAACTTTATGATAAACATAAAACATCTGGCCAAAAGGGCAATTTTCAAAGAGCGATTGCTAAGTCTTATAAAGATTTACTTTCTGTGGTTAAAACGGGAAAGATACTTCCAATGGAAGAAATACCAAGAATTCAATTAAATGAAGATAGAGACCAACAGTATTCAATTTATGTTAAAGAGAAAAGTAAAGGAGAAACAAAATTTCGTAGATTTGAGAATCCAGAAGTTTTTCTTTATGACCCACGGTATAAATTAATGGATAAAATTATAGGACAAGCACTTGTAGATAGATTAAATAGAAGAATGAAAAGAGATGGTTATGTATGGAAACTTGAAAAAGGCACAAAAGATTTTGTTGAAGAATTAGAAGTTATTCAAGAACCACTCGACCCAGAAAAACATGATGTAAAAAAATATATTAGTGATTTTCAAAAATCTACTAATCCACAATTTGATGGGATGTCGCCAGAAAAACGTAAAGAGATGGCGATAGCTGCATATACAAAAGCAAAAGCAGATAATAAAAATGAAGCAGTTGATTGGGCATCTGTTGTTGCTAAAACCGATACGGAAAGACTTAATTTAGTGAAAAAACATTATCCATTTGTTGCTGATATTACAAATAAGAAGAAAAAAGATAAAGTTACACAAGGATTTTATCATTATATAAAAAATAAAGATGAAGTTGGAATTAAAAAACTAGATAAAATAGTTAGCAAATTGGGAAAACAAAAGGCGATTGATTATATTAATCAATATCGTCAAAATTATTTAAGAATGGACACAAAGGAAGAAAAATAAAATGGGAAAAAAATATTTAGATACAAAAAAAGGCTCTATAGAAGATGCTGTTTTGAATGTTTGGAAAAAAATATCTGGTATGAAAGTCGAAGAAGATAAAAAAGATATTAAATCCAAAGAAAATGAAAAGCAAAAAGTTCTTAAAGAGATATACGGAGAGGAATAGAACAATGAATCATATGAAAAATAACAATGATTATTTTAAACCAATAGAAAAGGGCTCTGTAGAAGATGCAGTTCAAAAGATTTGGAATAAAGAAGTCGAACTTAATGAAAGGATTAGGGTTGATAAGAGAACTAAAAGTGTTACTCTTGATGTAAAAAAATCAGAATCAGGAGAGTTGCAAAGATATCTCAATTCACAACGGTCAAAGGAAAAATTTGAATGGAATTCTACAAAAGATGGTAAAATAATAATATCACCTAAAGATGCTGGTAGAGCAACATTTCCCAAATTTATGATAGCTTTTATGAATGCGAAAAAAACAGGAAAGTTTGGGTCTGTAAAAATTGTGTCTACAGATGAAGGAGTAGAATTTGATGAGGTTTATACTGACTATAAACAACTTGCGAAAGACATCCAAAAAGAATATCAAAAAAAATTGAGGTCAAAGAAATTTATTACTACAAATGATATTGATGATTATGTATCTACTAATGCAGACAGTCCACATAAAGTTGAGACAGATGAGATTATTAAAGCACTTAAAAAACTTCGTGTAACCGTTACTGGAAAATTTCCACACAGAAGGGAAGAAGTAGAACTTGATGAGGCTTTTTGGAAAGTGAATATTCCAGATATGCCACCTATATTTATAGAGGCAGGTTCTGCAGGAGTGATTAAAGCAAATCTGAGAAAGACATTGAAAGGTGATGCGTTTAAAGAACTTAAAATTGAGAAAGTATCAAGAAGTGATATGATTAAGAAATATCGTGAAATGGCAAAAGGTGATAGCGAATCTTCAGAAAGTACTGTACTGGAAGAAGTAGAACTTGATGAGGCTTTTTGGAAAGTGAGTATTCCAGATATGCCACCTATATTTATAGAGGCAGGTTCTGCAGGAGTAATTAAAGCAAATCTGAGAAAGAAATTGAAAGGTGATGCATTTAAAGAACTTAAAATTGAGAAAGTATCAAGAAGTGAGATGATTAAAAAATATCGTGAAATGGCAAAAGGTGATAGCGGTGGAGAAGAATCTTCAGAAAGTACTGTACTGGAAGAAGTAGAACTTGATGAAAATTTTAGAACACTTGCTACTAAGGGTATGGGTACAGAAACAAAGGCAAATGCTAAAGTAGGACAGGAATTGGATTTTTATGAACCTAAAAAAGGTGATAAGTTTTTGGGTAAAATTATAAAGACAAAGTATGGACCAGCTGGATTTTATCAGATATTGGGTTTAGATAGACAAGTTAAAGGCAAAGTATTTACATTTAAATATTATGATAAAGACAAAGCAAAAAATCTTCTTAAAAACGAGAGCAAAAAACTTGTTGAAAGGGGAACTTCGCCTTCAAGGTATATTGAGATTTTAAATAGACTCCGAGAAGAAACAGAATATCAAAAGTTTTTTATGTCTGCACTTAAAAAGTTTGGTGTAAAAAGTCCTGCTGAACTTGATGGTGAGAAAGAAAAGAAATTTTATGATTATGTAGATAAGAATTGGAAGGCCAAAAATGAACCAAAAGAAGTTGGTGAAAAACATAAACCCAAACAAAATGGTAAGACATTGACGGGGAAACCTAAAGATAAGATTGATGTAAATCCACAAACTTCTGATATTAGAGCTGGCAAGTATTAAAAACGTATGAAACAATTTTATGATGTTAGGTATGCATATCTATCAGAACAGGAAAATTCTAAAGCATTACCAGACATCTATATTGATTTAGATGGTGTTCTGGTAAATATAGAAAAGGGTGCGAAGGAGGCACTTCTTCCAAAGTACCCAAAGATAAAACATTGGTTAGATGTTGATACGGAAAACAGATGGAAGGTAATTAATAATACAAAAGATTTTTGGAAAAATTTAGAGTGGATGCCAAATTCAAGAAGACTTTGGAAGATAGTAAGTCAATATTCATCACATGTATTATCAGCATATTCGCAACAAGATGACCGTTCTAAGAGAGATAAGTTAATTTGGGTAAATAAAAATATGCGAGAATTACCCAGAAATAGAATAAATATAGTAAAAAGATTAGATAAACAAAAATTTGCAGTTGATAAGGGAAACCCTAATATCCTTATTGACGACCATTCCAAAAATATAGGTGAATGGAAAAAAGCAGGTGGTATAGGGATTTTACATAAAGATATTGGAAATACTATACGACAATTGAAGAAATTAGGATTTAAATAACTATAAATATAATATAGAATAAAATAAAAGGAGAAATAAAATGGCTTTATGGGGAAAATCAACAACTGCAGAAAGCAGACCTAAATGGCTTGGTGGTGATGGTGCTCAAGGTGCTAGTGGTGCAAAAGAAGATGCTTTCGCTAACACAGCTGGTTGGGCTTTAAGAGCTGGAACAGCTGCTGGTGGAAATGATAACACAAGTGCTCAAGTTGAATTGTTGGCTGCTGTTAGTGGTCTATCTACTACTTTAGGAGTTGCAAACTGTTTATCAGTAGACTTTACTGCTGGCGAATATGCTCGTGCAGAAACATTTGATATGGTATTGACTTGGGATGAAGCAATTACGGTTGTATCTGCTGCTTGGTCAGCTGACCAAGTTATTACAAATAAATTATACTTTACAGTATTAAATTATGGAGTAACAGATATGGTCAATGATGGTCTTATGCAAATGCAATATTATAGTGGTTCAGGAACTAACAAACTGACATTCAGAGGAACAATTCCAAGTACTGCTGTTGCAGGTGGATTCATTGGTGATTCAGATTATGCATTTACTACTGATGGAACTTCAACGATTAAGGATGCTTCTGCTGTAGCAGTTACAGAAGGACATTTGGCAGGTAGTAGTGCAATTGGTGGACCAGCAGGTAATGCTGAGATATACGCTAACACTATTTACAAGACAGGTTCTACTACTGTCTTCACAGAATCAACCCAGGCTGGTTCAAGTTCGGGTTCTGAATCGATATTAACTGGCGTAACAACTGCTGTTAGTTAATAAATAATTAACGGATAATAAATTATATTAAGTGAGGTGAAATTAACAATATGATTGATAAAAAAAAGATAGAAGAAAGAAAGGTTGCATTGGAAAAAGATTCGCAAACAATGAGCGAACTTATTCAAAAACTCGATACCGAGAAGAATAATGCAGTCACAAGGATAACAGCGTTATCTGGTGCGATTCAACAATGCGACCAATTTCTTCAAGAATTAGATAAAGAAAGTGATGTCGGTGATAATACCGACAGTAGCATTCCCACTAAGAAAACTAACAAGTAATTCTTAGGGGTTTATAGGAGAAAAAAAATGGCTGATAAGAAAATTACGGCATTAACAGATTTAGGTACAGCGATTGCATCTGAAGATTTACTTCATGTTATTGATGACCCATCAGGCACACCTGTTAATAAAAAAATTAGTATTGCTAACATGTTTAACAATTTTCCAACATGGTTGGCGTTTGATTCAACACCACAAGCATTAACAGCTGCTGGTGCAGTAAATATTACTACACCTGTTACTACTGTTGCTTCAAGTGGTGCAATTGCATTAACACTTGCAAATGGTGCTGTTGGACAAATTAAAATTATTGTTTTCATTACAGATGGTGGTGACGCTACTTTGACACCAGCAACTATGAATGACGGTACGACTTTAACATTTGCTGACGCTGGCGATGCTGCAATTCTAATGTGGCTTGCTTCTGGATGGCAAGTAATTGGTGCTTGGGGACCAGGAACACCTGGTGCGGGACCAACAATAGCGTAATGAGGATATAAGTTATGAGTGAAAAACTGATTAAATACGGTGCTGGTGGAAAACCTATGATTGATGAGAAACAAACATTAATTGAGGTCGTTCACGAAGATACCCCTGTGAAAAAAAGTAGCAGGAAGAAAAAGAAAGTTTTGAGTGAAGTAATATCTGAGGAATCTTCTGATATAAAATTGGAAGATTCCAAAGATGATAAGGAAAAAAAAGATGAAAAGATTTAAAAGTTTTATAAGAGAAAATAATCTTGTTGAAAAGCAAAATTTAGAACTGACAACATTAGATTTTGATAAGATGGCTGAGTTTAAGAAAGCAATAAAGTATCTTGAAAAACAAGGCATTGGCAAATCAGACCAAAGTGGTGGTGGTGGTCTGGAGTATAGTTATGATTTGGATATGTATGGAGATTCTCTATGGATTCATAATATGGATATGTTTTCACCCAAGATGAAGTCTAAAAGAGATGTTATCGCTTTCTTAAAGAAAGGAAAATTTAAACTTGATGTACGTTGGATTGGTGCAGAATCAACAGAACGTGAAGGAACACACCTTGATGAGACTCGTTCAGATTTAGGTGCAACTAGTCCTGGAGTTAATCCAGGTTTTGGTGGCGAATTGATTGGCGATAATATGAATCTTGCAGACCTTAGTAATGATATGGTTGTACGAGAATTAAATTCATATGTAGGTTCAATTAGTGGAGAATATTTAAATCCATATCATGCAATCAAAAAATTGCGTGAAACATTGAATTCGGTAGGTATTGATTTTAATATACCTACTTTCGCAGAAGATAATGGAGAAGTATCTGAAGTGTTAATTGTACATGGTGGAAGATTTGGAAAAACTGGAGAGGAATCACCAGAAGAAATCACAAACGACCCAAGTGGACAAGCACATATGAGAGAAAATCCTATCAAGATTCACTTCACGCATGATTTAAGTCCTGCTGGTTCAACATTGTTGACTGCAAGACTTGGTGAATAAGTTTAAATTTTAACGAATTGTGGTTTTATTATGTATGAGAAGATAACACAGGATAATTGGATTATGTTTGCAATTAAACATTACAATAATCCAGAGTGCGAAGGAGAAAAAGAATTTTATGATGATTTAAAGAAATTTAAATACATCAAACGACTTCTTCGCAAATATTATGAAACAGGTAAGTTGAAAAAGACTTTGTTATTGAACCATATAACACTTTTGATTAATGTGTTTGATGGTGAAGTAGCCGCAACTTTGTTATTGTTTAAGATAGATAGAAAATATTGGAGTGCATTAAAAGCGTTTATGTTATTTTTAAATATATTAAGACCAGATGAATTGAATGATATAGAAACTGATGAGGTACTTTTGAGAGAATTAAAAGAGATATAAAAATGGACATGAAATCATTTAAAGAATATAGCATGCGAAGTGTAGGACTTTCACGACCTGGTACTTCTAAAAAAGTATTTCCTGTTTTAACACGAAAAGGTTCTGATAGTAATATAGGACTTCAAAGAGGCGATGTGCCATTACAAAAAGCTATGAATGATGCTGGGAAAGTAGTTCGAGTTAGACTAACTCCGACCCAAATAAAACAATATATCACGGTTCTTAAAAAGAAATATAAAGAATATGGTGGTAAGGACAAAGACCTTTTGAATTCCTTTACAGAAAGATTGGAACAAAAGATTATGGATGAAGGTAAGTCATTCTCTGGCAAAGAAGTTGCAAAAAGAATGAGAGCGATGAAAAAGAGCTCAGGAATGTCTGCTTTTGTAGGTAAAGTTGAAAACATGAAAACAGTTACACGAAAGCAATTGGAAAAGATGTTCTATAAATGGCCAGAGCATGTTGCTGATAGTGATATTACAAAAGTACTGGGAGAAGTTAGAGGAAATTAAAATGGGTTCAGCAATTGATTTATTTGTAGCATATCGTTTTTTGAGAATACTTACGACTTCATTCGAAAAATCAGATGCATTTAAATTTGGTATTATTGATAAAAAAGGCAATAGAATTAGAAAACTAAATTCATCTAAACCTGCTGTTGAGTTAACAACTTCAGATTTAAAAAATTCATATACTATTTTACATAAACTTGTTTTTAATATTAAAAAAATATTTGCAAAAGTACCTGGTTTAAGGACAAAAGTGGGTACATATGCAGCTGCATTATTTTTACTTAAAGATACATTTAAAGAACATTTTGAAGACCCCCGATTTATAGAAAAAACATTTTTGGAATATTTAAAAGAAAATTATGAAATAGATGATAGTGTATCTGAAGAAGTCATTGGGTTTGGAGAGATATTACCTAAAGGGGAATATATGCTTCAAAATGATATTTTAAGCAAACAATCTGAAGATATAGTTGCACAGAAAGGTGATAAAGTTTTTGCAACACAGGATACTTCGCCTATTGATACAATTTTAGGTGTAGAAATTTTTCCTGTTATCCACGAAAAATCAAAAGAGACATTATATATAAGTTTAGAGGATATAAAAGAAAGATGAACAAAAAACCAAAATTTGCTGAAGTGATGAAACGATACTATAAAGATGAAAAGTTAGGTCTTCAAAAACCGACTACCGTATTACCAGAAGATGTACCGACAACTGCAACTGGTACTGCAGTAGCGGGAACAGGTGATGATAGTTCGACTGTTCCAGTTCGCCCCAAAAAGAAGAAAAAATTTATTCAAATGGATGGCAGAGTGAGAGAAGCTAAAAAATTCGTTGAACGTATTATGTCATTAAGAGCAAAAAGAGAAGAATTAAAAAAACAAGTAAAGGTATAACTACGAAATGAAAAAAACTTTCAGGGAATATACCTACCCCTATCTTCCTATTGATTCGTACAAACCGATATCAGATTTGAATGCGTCTACAATGGATGCTTATGGTTCTAGTGGTGCGGGCTTTGATACTTTTAAACCAATGGTAACAGGGCAAAAAAGACAATTAGTATCTAAATCCCAATTAGACCAAGTTGAAAAGTATGCAGATAAGATTTTTAGGTCTTTAAAGATTGATATAGAATTTAGTAATCATTTTCTTGCGAGATTAAATGATGCAAGAAATAAAGAACAAATCACAACAAACGAATTACTTACTTTATTTAAAAAATCACGAGAAAAATATGGAACTAAAATAAAATCTATGGGCTCAGAAGCACAAGCGGTAATCAAAGATATGAACAGCGATATTAATCTACCATTTGTATTAGCCGTAGATAAAAAAAATAATGAACTCGATTTTGTTGCAAAAACCATAATGAGAAAGAAAGATTTTAAGACGACTAATCCAATATTAAGAGTAGAAAACTTTAAGAATTTTCGTGACTTTCGAGAATTATTAGAAAAAGTTCGTGAAGTTGATGAAGCAAAGAAACCTAAAATTTCTGATAAAACTTTTGGTGCTCAAATTTTTATAAAAACGAAAGATGCTCTAAAATTAATACCTATACTTAAATCAGGTTCACAAGTTACTGTTCAATTATCTGGTATTACTGGTGGTACGACTGATACTAGATATGCTACAAAAGGTAAAAAGAAGCTTGGTGCATCTTGGAAAGACGGCAATATAGAAATTTATGACGTTAAACATGATGACAGTTTTCCACATTGGTTAACTAATCTTTTAAATAATAGAAAGTATTCATCTATAAAACTTTTACAAACTTATAATCGAAAAAGATAATTCCAAACAACAGAAGATATAAATAGATGTATGGATAGTTATGCGATAGGAATATGTGTAGTAATACTCGTATGGTATGTTTATACGGTATATAAGTAAAAGGAGTGATATGAAATGGGATTAAAGGGAATGTTAATTATGGGTGTCTTGATGGTTGCTATGGCAGGTGGTTTTTATTTTTATTATAAGGATACACAAAATCGTATTCGAGTGTTGACGGAGAACAATGCAAAATTAGCAACTGCAGTTCAAATTCAACAAACAGCAATAGATACTTTACAAGAAGATGCAGAGAAATTTAATAAATTAAATCATCAATTGCAAATTAAATTAGATGATGCTGAAAAGGAGCAAGACGCATTACATAAAAAATTACAAAGACATAATTTAACGAGAAATGCATTAAGAAAACCAGGTTTAATAGAAAAGATAATAAATAGGGCGACTAAAAGAGAACATAAATCTATAGAGGATTTAACACAACGACCAACGAGGTAATATGTCATGGAAATAAAAGCGGTACTATTAATATTAGGATTAATTTTTGGAACAACTGGTTGTTCTTTTTTAAGTGGAACAAAGGCTTTAAATGTAAGAACCATTCGGGTTGATAGAACTATTCCCATTCAACCATGGCCAAAACCAGTATCAATGAATGGTATACATTTTTATGTTGTAACAGCAAAAAATCTTGAAGATTTTAAGGAACGATTTTTAAAGCAAAATTCTGACTTGGTATTTATTGCAATGTCTATAAGAGATTATGAAAATCTTGCGTTTAATGTCCAAGATGTAAAACGATACATTAAACAACAAAAAGAAATTATTATATATTATGAGATAGTAGCAGAAGGTACAAAAAGAGAAATAAAAAAAGAGAAAGAATAAAATGCCAAGTTTAAAAAAATATTTTAATTATTGTCTAGGTATAACTTTTGAAAATGATGTGCAAAATAATTATTTTTTTGCAGAGTGTTCTTCACTTGCTTACCACCGTGGAAAATTTGTCAAAGAACAATTTGACAATATAGGTTTTAAAAATCATACATATTTAAGTATTAAAAGTGCTCAAGTTCATATTGCAAGTAATACAGGACATATTATAATTGCATTTCGTGGAACAGAACCACAAGAATTGAATGATATTAAAGCGGATATATCTCTTTTTAAAAGACCAGCAAAAAGTGGTCAAGAAGGTTGGGTACATAGAGGATTTCAAAAAGAAGTTGATAAACTTTGGAATAGTATTTTAGAGGTATTGCCGAATACAACTAAAAAACAGATTTGGATTACTGGACATTCACTCGGTGCTGCTATGGCAACTATTTGTGCATCAAGATTGGAACACCTAAATCCAAAATTATATACATATGGTTCACCCAGAGTAGGTGGTGAAATTTTTTGTAAAGGATTGAAAGTAGAACATAAAAGATTTGTTAATAATAATGATGTAGTTCCAAAATTTCCATTATGGATAATGGGGTTTTCACATCATGGGGAATTGTGTTATATCAACCATTACGGAAATATGAGGAATGGAGAATCATACTGGCAGAGATTTAAAGATAAAATAAGAGGCAGATGGGCTGCTCTTAAAAAGTGGCAGTTTTTTGATGGATTTAAAGACCATTCATCTTCTCGTTATTCAAATAAACTAAGAAATCTTTGGTCTGCAATAGTATAAAAGGAAAAAATTATGTGGTATTTTTTATTAAAAGCAATCGCTAGTGGTATTATTGGTAGTGCAACGGCAAAATGGTTTGAGACAACTGCTTTAGGCATATGGACATATGCAAAGTTTTCTCAATTTTATAATTGGGCTGCAGATAGATATGATTTAAATATTCTTGAAACAGAAGAACAATGGAAGAAAAAGTATCCAAATATTGCAAAGAAAATAAATGATTTGGAACAAAAAATTGAACAAATGGAGAATAAAAATGTCTAAATGGATGAAAGATAGATTTGATGAAAGAACGACTTGGGATGGAACAACATTGATTTTATTCGGTATTGTTGTTATTTTTTTTAGTCCTATTGCTAAGTTGTGTGCATACGCAGCTATAATTTATGGTGCATGGACTTTAATGACCGAAGAAAAATAATTGAATAAGGAGGGCTGTTAACATGGCAAATGAAACGACTAAAGGAAATTCATGGTCATCAAGTGTATCAATGGAAAAAAATTTACGTACAGAATTTGAAGTTTTGCAACGAGACGTTTCAGAGATGAAACATCTTCATATTAGATTAGATAAAGCGATTACAAAAATTATAGAAGTATCAAGTTCTATTCATATCATGTTAGCAGTTCATGAAGAAAAGCTTGAAAGACAAGAAGAAATTATTAATGATAATACACTACAGATAGAAGCAAAAAGAAAAGAATTAGCGATAGATATCAAAGAAATTCATAGTAGAATTACTGCCATTAATAGCGAATTATATGATAGAGTTAGCAATACTGAAAAACACATTATAGAAAATACTAAAAAACATATTGACGATTTAAGAATTGGGTTGAATAATAGAGTTGGTGTTCTGGAAAATTGGAGATGGTTAATTGTTGGTGGTGCGATTGTGATAGGATTTGTATTGAATAAATTTATACAGTTTTAATGTTGACTTTTCTATTTTTTTAATGTAATATATAAGAAAGACTTTATTATGTACAATCATATTGATGTAGAATTCATGAGAAGATTATCTTCTCAATTAAAATCATATAAAGAGAAAGGGAATAATTTATTCAATTTCAGATGTCCAGTTTGTGGTGATAGTAAAAAAAGTAAAGTCAAAGCAAGAGGATATGTCTTTCAAAAAAAGAATGACTTTTTTTATAAATGCCACAATTGTTCAGTAGGATTAACCTTGGGTAATTTAATAAAATATGTTGATATAGATTTACATAAACAATATATAATGTCGAGATATACATCTAATATACATTCATCGGAAAAACCAAAATTTGATTTTAAACCACCAGAGTTTAAAAAACGTATTGATATAGATTTACATGAACTTAAAAGTTTTGATGTTTTAGAAACTTCACACCCAGCAGTAAAATTTTTGGAAGAAAGAAAAATTCCAAAAAAATATTATTCTAAATTATATTTTACATCTGGATTTTTTGAATTTACCAATACACTTTTACCTGATAAATTTCCATCACTTAAAGATGACCATCCAAGATTAGTTATTCCATTTTTTAATAAGGAAAATATTTTATTTGGTTATCAGGGTAGAGCATTCGGGAAAGAAAATCCAAAATATATTACGATAATGTTAGAAGAAAGAAATAAAATATTTGGTCTTGATAGAATTGATTTTAATAAACATGTTTATGTTGTTGAAGGCCCGATTGATAGTCTTTTTCTTGACAATTGTCTTGCTGTTGCTGGTGCTGATTTTAAATTAGATATGGATGAAAAAAATTACACAGTTATCTATGATAATGAACCAAGAAACGTAGAGATAATAAAAAGAATGGAAAAGTCCATTAAACAAAATCAGTCGATTGTAATTTGGCCTGACAATATTAATGAAAAAGATATTAATGACATGGTGCTTTCTGGTAAAACTTCTGCAGAAATTCATGGAATTATAAGTAATAATACTTTATCCAATCTCCATGCCAAAACGAGATTAATAGACTGGAAAAAGATTTAAGGAGTCATAACGAATGCCTAATAATTTACCTACTCAATATCAACAATTTATTCATTTATCAAGATATTCAAGATGGATACCTGAAGAAAATAGACGAGAAACTTGGAATGAAACGATATCAAGATATTTTACTTTTTTTGAGAAACATTTAAAGAAAATGCACAAATATAAAATGACGGATAAGTTGAAAAAACAATTGAGAGATTTTATATTAGAGTTAAAAATTATGCCTTCTATGAGATGTCTTATGACTGCTGGTGATGCACTTGAAAAAGAAAATATTGCAGGATATAATTGTTCGTATGTTGCAGTAGATAGACCACAAGCATTTGATGAAATTCTTTATATTTTAATGAATGGAACAGGAGTTGGATTTTCTGTTGACAGACAAGCAGTTAATAGTCTTCCAGTTGTTGCAGAAGAATTTCATCCAACTGATACAAAGATAGTTGTTGCAGATTCAAAACTTGGTTGGGCAAAAGCATTTAAAGACCTTCTTGCAATGGTATATCATGGACAAATTCCAAAATGGGATTTAAGTAAAGTAAGACCAGCAGGCACACCATTAAAAACTTTTGGTGGTCGTGCATCTGGGCCAGAACCATTAGATGATTTATTTAAATTTTGTATAAAAATATTACGCAATGCAGCTGGTAGAAAACTTACTTCTCTTGAATGTCATGATATTATTTGTAAGATTGCAGAGATAGTTGTCGTGGGTGGTGTAAGACGTTCTGCATTGATTTCTCTTTCTAATTTATCTGATGATAGAATGAGAGCTGCAAAGACTGGAAGATGGTGGGAAACAGAACCACAGAGAGCACTTGCAAACAATTCTGCGATATATAATGAAACTCCAGATACGGGAATTTTCTTAAAAGAATGGAAATCATTATATGATTCTAAATCTGGTGAAAGAGGAATTTTTAATCGTGCTTCTGCTGTCAAGATTGCTGCTCAAAATGGCAGAAGACAAACTGATGGAATAGACTTTGGAACAAATCCTTGTTCTGAAATCATCTTACGTTCAAGAGAATTTTGTAATTTATCGGAAGTTGTAATAAGACCAGAAGATACTATGGAAACCTTAAAGGAAAAGGTAAGACTTGCGACTATTTTAGGCACTTTTCAATCCACATTACTTAATTTTAAATATATTGCAAAAGAATGGAAAAAGAATTGCCAAGAAGAAAGACTTCTTGGGGTTTCTCTTACAGGTATAATGGAATGTTGTTTTACGAATGGTAAAGAAAAGGGCTTGGATAAAAGATTACAAGAGTTAAAACAAGTTGCAATTGATACAAATAAAAAATATGCAAAGGATATTGGTATTAATCATTCAGTTGCGATTACTTGTGTAAAACCATCTGGAACAGTTTCACAATTAGTTAATTCTGCGTCTGGTATTCATGCGAGACATAATCCATTTTATATTCGTACAGTTCGTGGAGATGTGAAAGACCCACTTTCAAAAATGATGATTGATGCAGGATTTCCAAATGAAGAAGATTATACGAACAAACATAATGTTGTATTTTCGTTTCCACAATCATGTGATAAAGATGCAGTCTTTCGTAGTGATATGACTGCTATTGAACAATTAGAGGTTTGGAAAATTTATCAAGAACATTGGTGCGAACATAAACCATCTGTAACGATTTCTGTAAAAGAAAATGAATGGATGGAAGTAGGAGCATGGGTTTATAATAATTTTGATTTTATGAGCGGCGTGTCATTTTTACCATTTACCGACCATGTTTATAAACAAGCACCGTATCAAGATTGTACGGAAGAAGAATATAATGAATTTTTAAAGAAGATGCCTAAAAATGTAGACTGGCGAATGTTATCAAGATACGAATCTACAGATACGACTATTTCAAGTCAAGAATTGGCATGTGGTGGGCAAGATGGAAATAGTTGTGATATCACTTTTACCCCCGCTGGAATTTCGTAGGATGATTGACGAAAAATCCGCTGCCAGGCGCATTTTAAACCCCCTTTTAGACACTTTCGAAGTGTGTAAGTGTCTTTGCTTTAAATGACCTAAAAATTATAGTAAAGAATATTATGAAAAACCAGAACAGAAAGAAAAGAAGAAAGAATATATGAGAGAATATATGAGAGAATATTATGCGAAAATCCAGGCCGGGTAGCGAATTCAACCCAAAAGCTCTAAAAGTAGGAATAGATTACAGCATGACATGTCCCGCCATTTGTCTCTCGTTTGCTGAAGACGTTTCTTGGGACACCTGTAAAGTTCATTATCTTACGGACAAGAGAAAATATATAGGTAGTTTTGCTGATGGAAAGATTGTTGGAGAAATTCTTTATAAAGATTGGGACTGCCAGCAAGAAAGGTTTCACGCACTAAGCAATTGGATTATGATTCAGCTGAAACTTGATAGTTGTATCAAAGTATATTTGGAAGACTACTCTTTGGGAAGCAAAGGTAGAGTTTTTTCTATCGCAGAAAATACTGGTATTTTAAAATATAATCTTTATCTACAAGGCAATCCTGTGAAGTTAATACCACCCAGTATAATAAAAAAATATGCTACTGGAAAAGGAAATGCCAATAAAGAATTAATGTATGAGGCATTCTATAACGAAACAAAAGTTGATTTACAAAACATATTAAATTGTTCTATCACAAATCCTTTGACTGATATAGTTGATGCTTATTTTATTTGTAAATATGGAAAAAAATATGAATAAAGATAAAATTGATGATAACAAGAGAAAGATGAGGCAATATATTTTCATTATCACAAAAATTAATAAACTGGTTATAGAATTAGAGACTGCAGTTCAACAAGTTTTTGCAGAATTATCTAAAGAAGAATTAGAAGAATTGATTGAAAATAATTTGGGGGCAATCATCTTCGATTGGAAAGGTCAAGCACAGGAAGAACTGGGTAGAAGAAATGAGCAGAAATTAATTGATTATACTTTAGGAAAGATATAATAAGTGTTTTATTGATGTTCTGATTGTATAAATATCAGTAATAGAAGGTAAGGAGAGAGCTTCTAAATGGATAAAATATTACTTTTTTTTCTACTATTATCGCTGATAATTACGCCTTTAAATCCTGTTTTTGCAGATGACAATTCTGATTCTACACAAACCAACACAAGTGGCAGTAACACTTCTATAAGTGGTGGTTATACATCTGAAACAACAAATACTTTTGATGGTGGGCAAACAAATACCACGACTACTACATCTACTAATACATCAAGCACAAACCAAAAATCAATACCAGTTGGGAATGCAAGTGCTCCTTCAATGTCGAGTTACTCACAAGACCTTTGCACCGTTGGTCTAGGATTTGGTATTCAAACACTTGGACTTGGTATATCGGGTGGAACATATTTTACTGACCCGAATTGTGAAAGAATGAAATTATCAAAACTTCTTTATGATTATCAGATGAGAGTTGCTGCTGTTGCGATACTCTGCCAAGATGATAGAGTGTTTAGTGCAATGGAACATGCTGGAACTCCATGTCCATTTGAAGGTAAGATTGGACGAGATGCTAAAAACCAATGGAAAAAATATGATATAGAAAGACCAGATTATGATAGATATACTGATAAACTTAAAAAGAGAGAATATATTAATGAAAAATTAAGTAAAGAAGCACAAGAAAAAATTGATGCGATTAAGAGAGCAGAACAAAAGAAAGCTGAAATAGAAACTAGAAGAAAAATGAAAGAATTATATGATGTTGAAGCAAAGAAAAAAGATAATCAATCTTCCAATATAAAAGAAAAGGGTAAAAGTTGGTTTAAGTTTAATTTTAAACATATGGAAAGTAAACCACAAGATTTTTCAAGACACAAAAGTGTAGGCGGAATCACCATAGATTAGTTGGGAGAATATCTTGTCCAAATTTATTAAAACTATATTAAAATTTGTTGGGATACTTTTTCTGATTTTCTGGTTAACACCTATAACCGTAAAATCAGATGTTACTTCTACATCGACATCAGCTGATGTTGTTCAACAGAATATCCCACAACAAGGTGATATTTCCACAACAACTACTACAACAACTACTACGATTACCACGACAACCGTGCCAGGGTATAATCAAAATATAGTTTCCGAAGATACAACACAAACAGGAGATGTTTTAACTAACTCTACATTTGGTACAGGCACATCATATTCAAATGATGGTTGGACGATTACTGGTTATAGTTGTGGACACAATAATTCATCGCAAGCAGGTGGCAATTCACCTGGTGGTTCTTTTTGTTCAGGTTATGATTCTAAAATAGAACAAACCATATCTGTTAAAGATGATGCTGAACTATCACAAGCAGAAATCAATAATGGATTTTCATCTAAGATGTCAGCAGATTTATGGTATTGGCATAATCTTACAGGTAATACTACCAAATTAACACAAACCATAACAGGTGCTAGTGGGAATGTAACGACACAAGAAAGAATAATATCTGGAAAGAATTATTCTAATACTGGTAATACTTATATTAATTATACTGATACTTATATTAATACTGGAAATTCAGAAACAGATTATAGTATCAAAGTAACTGTATCAAATGCTGGTAGTGGATATACTGCTTATCATTGGGGACCAGATATTGATGATGTAGAATTAGATGTAGGATATAATGAAATTACTGTTGAATGGGTTGAACCAGTTACAACATCAAGCACAGCTGTAACGGAATCGGTTAACACATTAATTTTATATTGCTGGGAACAAACACCATCAACTTGTCCTGATGAAGGTGTATCTGATATAATAGAGAATATGGATGATGACCTTAATATCGTTCAAAATTTAATTGAAGATGAAATTGAAAGTGAAAATATGTATGTTGGTCAAGAAATAGGATATTATGAAGAAATTATTGAAGAAACATTTTATATAGAAGATAATGAAATCTTTACAGAAAGTTTTGCAACAACTTCAATTGAAGATGATATTGAAGATATGTTTGCTGGTGTTTTTGAAGGAATGGAAAATATGTTTCAATTATTTGAACCTGATGAAGATATGATAGATGTGCCTGATTATACGGAAGAATCGTTGGGTGATATGGAATTTGAAGAACCAGAAATAATGGAAGTTTTTGAAGAAATAGAAACAGAAATGTATGAAGAAGTAAATTCGGGAATGGAAATGGATATGGAAATGGATATGGATATGGATGAAGAACCACCTACTGTAACATTTACTAATATTGGTAATAATGAACCAGAAGAATTTGATGGAGATGAATCTGTTGGGGAAAATGAAGAATTTATTGCAGAATCGCCAGAAGAAATAAATGATGAACCTGTTATGAAAGAAGAAAAATCTACTACACAAACATTTACAAGTATAGCAAAAGAAGAAGTGGTTGAAGAAGAATCTGCAACTACACAAACATTTACAAGTATAGCAAAAGAAGAAGTGGTTGAAGAAGAACCTGAAGAAACACCAATTGCGAAAACAGATGATGTTGAAGAAGAAATAGATACTCCAACTGAGGAGAAAGAAGAAAAATCAACTATCGTATCCAAAGAAGAATCTGATGAAGAAGAAGAAGATGAACCAAAAGAGAAAAAAGCAGAGGTAAAAAGTAAGGTAAAGATAAAGGATAAAAAGGCAAAAGTTGATAAAGAAAAGAAACAGAAGAAAATTGAACTTAAAGTAGATGTAGATAAGATTGCTCAAAAGATTGGAGAAAGAATTAAGGGATTGGATAAACAATTGGAGGCGGTGCATCATATTCTTGCTGCTGTTATGATAAAAAATCAGATTGATATAGGAAAAGAATATGGCAATATAAATGCAAATTTATTTGATACTCGACAATTATATGATAATCAAAAACCGATTTACCAAGATAATAATGTAATGTTGGATACTTATAAATTTAACATATATGAAAATGAAAACAAACTACTCGCATTAATAACTGCAAACGACCCAGTTCTCAAATACCAAACCGACCTGAATAATGCGATAAATATAAGGAAGCAAAAAGAATGGGAATTATATATTCTCATGAGGAAATAACATATGGAAAACATTGTATCAAAAGCACAAAACTGGATATTGATTATTGGTTTGATTACGACATTGGGTGGTGGATTTTACGCCTGGGGACAGTTTAATAGCCGTTTGGAAACCATAGAATCATTACAAGGTTCAGATTTTACAGAAAAACTTGAAAAAAGAGTTGCGACACTTGAAACAGCGAATGAAGTGTTACGCAAAACAATTGAAGTTTTAGATGCGAAAATGAATGAATTAGCTTTAAAGGTCAGTAATCCTTTGGGCAACTGACAAAAAGCGTCATTTAGAAATCCAAAGAAAAGAAAATAAATCTGCCTAAATATAGCGTACTATTGACTTTTTGGACCAAAATGGTTATACTATATAATATAATTGCAGGAGGACTGATATGTCGGATATGGATACTTTCATTGTAGATATCGAGCATACGATACACGACTATTGTTATAGTAGAGAACTTGAATACGATTGGGATGGTGATGAACTTGTTCTTTCCAATAATGACGAAAAAGGTAAAGAACATAGTGAAGAAATTATTAAACTTATCGATAGCGCAGAATTAATACCTGGCGCAAAGGCATATTATTATGAAGGCAAAGATGAGGATAAACAATCTGTTTATAAGGTTGGAATATTTCGATTAGATTCTTAGAAAATATAACATGGAATGACAAGGTTATATAAAGGAGAGCGGATATATGAAAAAGAGCCAAATGTCAGTTAGTTATACCACACTATTTGACGAATTTCAAGATATAAGCAAATATATTAAAGAAAAATTTAATAAAGATGGCATACTGAAAGCATTATTAATAGAATTCGAAAAACCATTCGAAGATGGATTAATATCAGATGTAAGAAGACTTAAACATTTAGATGAGTTAAACATTTCGACTGATGAGCATGAGATTAAGATTGAAAAATCATACCGTAAGATTATTGATAACTTCCATAAATTGAATACACATATATTTAAGGAATACCATGAAGATAGGAAATTAAAAGAATTTCGAATCCATATTTTGATGGTTATTCAGGATTTGGGAGAACACTATTATTGGAAAGCTATTGAACGAAGGGATTCAGGGGATATGGTCGCAAAAGAAAAATCTAATAATGACAGGGTGTTACAGTAGTTTTTTAACTCCGATTTGACAAATCTTTGTGATATGGTATAATATTTACTAATATATTATGACAAGACCAGAATATAAAAAAGACGATAGTGATTACTTTACTGTTATTGTAAGAAATGATAATGTAGATGGAGCGTTGCGTATTCTAAAGAAAAGACTACAAAAAGATGGTCTATTATTTGAATTGAAGAAAAGAGAATCTTATATGAAACCGAGTGAGAAACGCAGAGTGAAAAAAGCTGCTGCTATTCTACGACAAAAAAAGTTACAGAACAAAAAATTTGTATCCAAAGGGTATAAGAAATGATGGATGATAATGTTGATAATGTTATAAAAGGTCCATGGAAAACTCCTATCAAAGTTCCAGAAATAACTGAAACTAATAGATTGAGATATAATTTGATGTTTGCCGAAGATTTAGCAGAAGCTATTATACTACAGGCAATTCATGTTCTTGACGAAAATGATATTGCGAATAGAGAAAAACATGAATTTATAAAAGATTTTGGTTTGGTCAATGAAGCTTTGAAGGCATGTATTTTTCGACATTTCGGATTTTTTCATCCCATCCAATTGATATCAGATGTAGCGATGATTTCTAATGTTGATGAGGAAACAAAAAGGATTTATTCACAGTTTGATTTATCAAAATTAAACAATAGGCAATTCAATATAAATAGTGATGATAATAAGGAATAATTATGGTATTAGTTGATATGAATCAGGTTACTCTATCTTCATTAATGATACAGATAGGACATGCAAAAGATTCAGAAGTGAATGCAGATTTGGTTAGACATATGGTATTGAATTCTATTCGTATGTATAGAACGAAATTTGTTAAAAATTATGGAGAATTGGTCTTATGTTATGATAGCAAACACTATTGGAGAAAAGACTTTTTCCCACAATATAAATCCAATCGTAAGAAAATGCGAGAAGCAAGTAATTTTGATTGGGAAACTATATTTGATACACTTAATTTATTAAAAGAAGAACTTAAAGAAAATTTTCCATACAAAATTTTAGAAGTATATGGTGCAGAGGCAGATGATATCATTGCGATTATTTGTGAATCGGAAAAAGAAGATATTATGATTATTTCTGGTGATAAGGATTTTATTCAATTACACAAATATAAGAATGTAAGACAATGGAATCCTGTTCAAAAGAAAATGTTGAATGGTAAAAATCCAGAATTGTATTTGAAAGAACATATCATCAAAGGTGATAGAAGTGATGGAATACCAAATGTTCTTTCTGCCGATAATAGTTTTGTGGAGAAGATTAGACAAACACCACTTACAACAAAGAAGATACAAGCATGGATAGACCATGATTTTATGGATGTTGCACCTAATGAAGAAGCGAAAAGAAATTATCATAGGAATACGACATTGGTAGATTTATCTAAGATACCACAAGACCTTAAAGACAAGATTAAAGAAACTTATAGGACGACATCTGTTATTGGTAAGAGAAAAAATCTTATAAATTACTTTATAAATAATAAGTTGAAAGACTTAATAAATAATTTAGGAGATTTTTAATTATGGTTGTAGAAACATATGTTCCACTTTTTCATGAAATTCTTGAACGAGTACATAAAGCAAAGACAAAAGACGAAAAGGTTGAGATTTTAAAACAATACAATACTGATGGATTGCGTTGGTTTTTAAGAGCTGCTTTTGACCCAGATGTAGACTGGTTATTACCAGAAGGTAGTGTTCCGTTTAGAGCGAATGATGCTCCAGAGGGTACAGAACATACAAGATTACATAGAGAATTTAGAGTTCTTGATAATTTTATATCAGTTCTTGGCATTCCTGCTAAACCTGCTCTTTCGGAAGCTCGTAGGGAAACACTTTTTATTCAATTATTAGAAGGATTGAGTGCCGGCGAAGCAGACTTGTTAGTACTAGCAAAGGAAAGAAGATTAAGTAGGGTTTATAAAGGTTTATCAATTCCAGTTTGCAAAGAAGCATTTAATTGGAATGATAACTTCATGTTAAAAAAATAACATGAGAACTAAGGTAGAAATACGAGCAACAGATTTTTAACTTAGTATAAAAAAATGAATTGAGTTGCAGGAGATTATATCATGGCGAAACAAACTATGACGAGAACTAAAAAGTTCTTAAATGCGCTTATCAGAGGCGAATCCATTTCTTGGATGAATGTCCAAAAAAAATATGGTTTCAAATCCCCAAGAACTGTCGTAGATGGTTTTAGAAGACAAGGTTATTGCATATATGCAAATGCTGATGCAACTGGTACTTCTTATAGAATTGGCACACCAAGTCAAGCTATCATCACAGCGGGATTAGAATCAGTTTATGGGTTATAAAACCCACTAATCGGTTAGTGGAGTCTTGTACCTAAGAGACTCCATTTTCATTTACTAAAGATTTTATAAAGTTATTTGTAATATAAATAATATTATGAGATTATTTATAAGAGGATGTGATGCCGAAACCAAAATAAAAACTAGATTATCTGTAAGATGGTATCTTGACCATCTTTTATCCAAACGAATTCAATCTAAACTTTCAATTTCTATTTTTTATAGTGATACTCTTTTTAAAAAACAAAAAATAGAAGGGGAATGTATATGGAATGATGAAATTGATACCCGTAGACCAAAAAAATTTACTATCAATTTAGATAATAAAATAAAACTTAGAAATAAACTTATAGCATTAGCACACGAACTAGTACATCTTAAACAATGGACAAAAGGTGAAATGTATGAATATGTCAGAGATGCGAATAGATATAAATGGCAAGATACAGTATTGGATATCAAAGGATTAGATTATTATGATTTGCCATGGGAAGTAGAAGCACATGGTAGAGAAATCGGCATGTATGTGCGTATGTGTGAAAAACTTAAATGGTCAAAAGAATCTTGGACACAAGAAAGCACCATGTATAGTGATATAAAATTTGGATTATCTGATGTAATTCGAAAATATGGAAAATATGATGACTTGACAAATCCACTTAGATAGAGTATAATATTATAATATTTTATAATAAGGAGATATAATTTTGCCAACTTACGACTTAATAGATTCAAAAACGAATAAAATAGAAGAAGTTTTTATGTCTATTTCAGAAATGGAAGAATATTTAGAACAAAATCCACATATCAAAATAGTACCTGCTGCTCCAGCAATCGTGTCTGGTGTTAATATGGAACATAAAATGGATTCGGGATGGAAAGAAACTTTACAAAAGATTTCAGAAGGACATCCGAATAGTCCACTTGCAGGTAGATATGGAAATAACAGGACAATTAAACAAAAAAAGGGTGAAAGAGTGTTTCAACGACATCTAAATAAACAATTGAAAGATAAGGAATGATATAAATATTACAATGATACGAGCTAGAAATTTCAGCATGACCTTCGATATTAAAGTATCATCAAAAAAGGGTTTGGAAGCTTTGAAATCAATCAGCTCATGTATCAATGGGGGTTGTTGCATGACAATCCCTTTTTTATAGAGGGTTTTAGATAATGGCGACACAAAAGAAAGTAAAAGAAATTACAGATTCTCAATTGGTTAATATAAAACCAGTTACGGATAATCAAAAAGTAGCATTTGATGCATTTAAAAAAGGACAAAATCTTTTTCAATATGGTGCTGCTGGAACAGGAAAAACTTTTGTTGCATTATATCTTGCACTTAAAGATGTTCTGGATTTAAAAAGTCCATATCATAGAGTATGTCTTGTTCGTTCATTAATGCCAACAAGAGATATAGAATCTGTTTCTGGTGATGAAGAAGATAAAACACTTTTATATCAAACGGTATATCAAAATATGGTGCAGTTTATGTTTGAACAACCAAATGAAGTTGCATTTAGTTCGTTGTATGATAGATTGAAAACACAACAAACTTTATATTTTCTTTCAACTTCTTTTCTTCGAGGATTAACTTTTGATAATTCTATTATTATTGTAGATGAATCTCAAAATTTAAATTTTCATGAATTAGATACTATTATTACAAGAGTTGGTCAAGATAGTAAAATAATTTTCTGTGGTGATATAGACCAAACTGATTTAGTTAAGACACGAGAGAAAAATGCTATTTTAGATTTTACTAGAATTCTTGAACAAATGGAAGAATTTACATTAATTGAATATAACCTCGGTGATATAGTTCGTTCAGGATTTGTTAGAAATTATTTGATTAATAAAATTAAATTAGGACTTGTTGGTGGTTGATAACGAAAAAATATATATTATGAATAAATTATATGAATTTAAAAGAGAAATAAAATATGTTCCAGAAATTTCAACAAAGAATGTAGATAGAAAACGATATTATATAACTCCAGAAGGAATTCTTTATCCGTCTATAACGACAGTTTTATCCAATAGAAAAAAAGAAGGATTATTTGAATGGCGACAACGAGTTGGAGAAGATGTTGCGAATCATATTGCTAGAACTGCAGCTAGTCGTGGTTCTGCTGTTCATAAAATGTGTGAAGATTATTTGATGAACCAACATATTTATAATTCAACCGATTTTGCAAAACATTCACAAAGAAATTTTCTTGGATATTGTTTATTTAATAGATTAAAAGACCAAGTATTAAAAAATATTGATAACATATATGCACAGGAAACTTCATTATGGTCAGATAAATTAATGGTTGCTGGTAGGGTGGATTGTGTTGCGAAATACTATGGAATACCTACTGTAATTGATTTTAAGACATCAAGAAGTGAACGAAATGATGAATGGAATGAAAATTATTACATACAAGCAACTGCATATTCTGAGATGTTTGAAGAAAGAACTGGAATAAGTATAGACCAGATTGCGATTTTGGTTGTAACTGAAGATGGAACTGTTCAAGAATTTGTTAAAGATAAAAAAGATTATCTACACCTACTTGAAGAATCTTTAAAGATTTTTACTCAAGAAGATAATATGCAAGGCCTTAATACATAACGAGGGGCTATAGGCTAATCTGGGAAACCATTTCTCTTGCACAGAAAAATTACGGGTTCAAATCCCGTTAGCTCCACACTTGACAAATTATTTTTTTTATGTCATACTTATAAATAACCAAGTAATCCGTTAAGTAGGATTGTAAGACGGAGATTCGATTTCTCCCGCCTCCATTGATTAATAACGATATGAGGGGGCGCCATGGATTCGATTGCAATACGAAAGGGTTATGGAAAAAACAACTGATAACTTTGATTATCAACTAGCCGCTTAAAAAAAAGTGGTGGGAGTTTGGTGGTTTTCTTAGCAACAGAAAAACCACCGCTATTAGAATGAAAAAGTTATGCGAGTGAATATTATGTTAGAGTCAACAATGTCATTTAAAACACAAAGAACATTCGAATTAGAAATAGAACAGATTGTTAAAAATTATGAAATGTCGCATATGCAGGCGGTGTTACATTATTGTGAGATGAATGATATTGACCCATCATCAATTAGTCGATTGATATCTAAAACATTAAAAGAAAAGATAGAATTAGATGCGAGAGATTTAAATTTCTTTCCAAAGGCAGGGAAACTTCCTGATTTATAATACAATGGATTCATATGATGCATATAAATTATATCTTGGTATGAAGGCACATTTTGAGAAAGGTAATTATGATTTTATTCAATATGGTGGTAAGACAAAATCGACCAAAGAATCTTTTTTTAAAAGAAATGATAGAAAGATTTTTTACAAGGCATCTAAAGCACATTCAAATCCAACAGATTTAAAAAATTATTACATTGCAAATTTTGTTCAATCACATAAAGGTTGGATTGGTGAATTTTCTGAAAAGAATTATTCTGATTGGAAAAAAAGAATGGAAAGTTTATCTTACACTTTCGAACAAAATATTTTATTGTTGATAAATGAGATTTGTATGGATAAAAATGATTATAATATAAAAAATTTTGAATACATTTTTGAATGTGAGAAAGGAAAACATCCAATTCTTTTAAAGGGATATCTTGCAAAAAGGATTTTTCCAGAAACTTTAATTATCTTGGATGATATCCTTTCTTATTTTAAAGAATGGGATAAGATGCTGAGTGACGATATAGTGTGGCCAGAAACAAAAATCTTTCTTGATAAGTATCGAAGATTTCTGGAATTTGATAAGACTAAATATAAATTTACTTTGCAGAAATTGGTAAAATCAAATTTGGGAGGTTAACAAGAATGAATAAGATAAAAAAGTTATCGGAAAATGAGTGGTTATTGACATATACTTTAACTAATAATATCAATAAAACTAAGGAAGTACATGTTAGTTTTGATGTATCTAATATGAATCAAATGGGTATCTGGAATCTTTCAGATGAGAATTTTCGAGACTTGACAAATGCTAAGAAATAAAGTATAATATATTAAATATGTTTTATATCATGAAAGAAATTGGATAAGACAAATATAGATACACATAAGGAGAAACGATATGTCGTTAGAGTCATTAAAACGAAATAGTGGTTTAGATAAACTACTATCTGCAGTCCAAAAAGAAAGTGCGCCTGCAGATAAACAAAGTTTTGTTGATGAAAGATTTTGGAAACCAGAACTTGATAAAACAGGAAATGGTTATGCTGTTATCAGATTTTTACCAGCACCAGATAAGGAAGATATGCCATGGACTAAAGTTTGGAGTCATGCATTTCAAGGCCCGACTGGACAATGGTACATTGAAAATTCATTAACAACTTTGACTCAAAAAGACCCTGTCTCTGAAGCAAATACACTTCTTTGGAATACTGGAAATGAACCAGACAAAGAACTTGCAAGAAAGAGAAAGAGGAAACTTAATTACTATTCTAACATTTTAGTAATAAGTGACCCCAAACACCCAGAACATGAAGGTAAGGTAAGACTTTTCAAATATGGAAGAAAAATTTTTGACAAATTGATGGAAGCAATGCAACCACAATTTGAAGATGAAAAACCTATTAATCCTTTTGATTTTTGGAAAGGTGCTAATTTCAAATTGAAAATTAGAAAAGTTGATGGTTTTTGGAATTATGATAAATCTGAATTTGAAAAACCTAGTGCTGTGATTGACGGAGATGACAAGAAATTGGAACTACTCTGGCATCAACAATACCCACTTGCTGAATTTACTTCAGCAACTAATTTCAAATCATATGGTGAATTGAAAGAAAGGTTTGAAAGAGTAACTGCAGGCACTACTACTGTCGGTAATGTTGCTGATTTAACTGAAGTTTCAGAAGCACCAGTAGTTGATAGCGATACTACATCATCTAATGATGAGAATGCTATGTCTTACTTTGAGAAACTTGCTCAAGAGTAAGTCTTAAACATAAAGGGGAATTCTTTGAGTTCCCTTTTATACTCCATATAAAAATTTACCATAAATTGGGTCTGTATTTTCGATACTTTGATTATTTTTGAATGTGTTTTCTGTACTTTGTGTGTTGATAGTTCCACCCTGTGATATGGTTGTGATAGTTGGTGAAACTACTACTGCCTTTTCGAGTGCATTATCATTTACATCTTTAGCAAGGGTTTCATTTTTTGCTATTGCACTATCTTTGAGTACATTATCATTTTTTTCTTTTAATCCTGCAACAGATTTTTCATCAATCACAGCATTAGTTGGTTCTATAACTTCTACTATAACTTTTTGTTTGTCTTGTTCAATCACTTTACCATTCTTAGTTGATTTTTTTTCTTCTGATGGTTCTCCATTATCTTTATCTATAAATTTTTTTAAGTGTTTTGGCACTAACCAACTTGGTAGCCAATTTACTATTGATTTTATTATATTCACCATGGTAGTGCTTATTTTTTCTTTGATTCTGGTAAAGGTGTCACCTATAGATTTAAAAAACTTCACTACTGGGTCAATAACATTGTTGTAATACCATTTGAATACAGAAGTCACACCATCCCAAAGTCCTTTAAATGCATCAATTATCCATCCTATTGTTTTTCCTATCGTATCACTTATTGCACCAAAGAATTTACCTATGCCTTCTGCAAAAGGTACTAGGAATTTACCTAGAGCTTGAATCATTTTTCCTATCCATTCAAATATTTTGTCTTTGAATACAAAAATGAGAACTCCAAGAATAACTAGCCAGGCTACAGGGTTCAGGAGTATACCAAAAAATCCGAGTATCATGGGACCAATGGCCATTATCCTCCCATCAGACCTCCAAGAAAACCCCCGCCTCCTTTTTCATCTGTTTTAACAGAAGATTTAAAAGCTGCTTGTGGGTCATCTTTCTTTTCTCCTAAAGCTTCTCTTTGTGCCAATGCCGCCAATTCATCTGCTGTGCTTTTTTTTATTCTTGCCTTTTTTGTTTCTTCGTTTATTTTTTCATTTAGGTCTAGCGTATCTATCGCTAAGTCTTTTAATTCTTCACTAGTTTTATCGCTGTTAACGAGGATTTGTATCATTTCGTCTATTTTTGATACATCCATGGCTACAGCAAGTTTTTGTTCACGGGTTAAATCTTTGAATAGTTCTTCAAAAGCTATATTTCTTTGAATATCTACCTTATTGAGTTCTAATTGGCCTGAAATAAGTGATTCCATTGCTTCTATCAATGTGGTTTCAGCGTCAACATCAAGGGTTTCATTTATTGCGTCCAATCTTTTATCGCCAAGCATAAAAGAACTTACGTCTTTGACTGCGCCGACCACTTCTTTAGTTCTATCTACACTATCAGAGAAGAATCCGACCATATCGCCCAAGAATGGTATAGGTTTGCTTAGTTCTGCTAGTTTTTTTAGACCACTCAAGTTTCCTTTACTACTATCGCTAATTCGCTGTTGCAGTTTTTTAATCTCAGTTAATGTTTTATCTGACTTTTCTTGTAATTTCTGTGCTTTCTCTCCGGGTTTTCCATTCGCCATTATTCACCCCCTTTTTTTGGTGGTTTAGATGCACTTCCTGTGCTATTCACATAAAGACCAAACCATGCTGCTCCAGCACCAACTACGATTGATACGAGACCTGCTTGTTGTGTGTTTGGGTTCTCTAATGCCATGAACC